CACAATAGTTATTAAAATATTATTATAATCAGCAAGCAAAAGAAAACCCACAACTCTACTGTAGAGTCATGGGCTGTTTACTTCTGATTTTCATATTTCCATTTCGATGCCAGATTTGAAGGATATGACGAAGTGTTCCTCATAGACTGTAACGCCCTGGATTATCTTCCTTACAAGCTTATCATCGTACTCTAAGGTGCGGAATTTGTTCTTATTGTGGATCATCATCATGGTCACAGGTGACATCTGTACTTCCGTTCCCGCCATTGCAATAACAGAAGCAGCTGATGCAGCCATACCATCAATCTTCACCGTTACATTGCCTTGGTAGTCCATCAGCATGTTGTAAATCTGTGCGGCTGCAAAAATATCCCCGCCCGGAGAATTGATCCAAACGGTGATATCTCCCTGAGCCGACTCAAGTTACTCCTTGAATAGCTTTGGAGTCACTTCGTCCTCATACCAGGTTTCATCTGAAATTTCTCCATTTATAAAGAGGGTTCTTTCACCCTCATTCTTGACCCAGTTCCAAAATTTTCGCTTCATCTGCTTTCCTCACTTCCCTTCTTATTTGTCGTTTCACTCATGCCTGGACCGCCAAATAAACCGGCATCCTTGAGCTTTGTCATATTGCAATTGATTAGATATAGGTTTCCTCCTTCCTCATCTGGGATTGGATTCATATCTTCCATCTCTCTTATGTTATTGGCTGACAGCCATCCATTCTGCCTTGCAACAGAATAACCATTCATACGACTTTGGTAATCACCCCGTAGAAGTCCGTCCACATTGAGCCTAATAAAAAACTCCTGCTTCTCTTTTGGAAGTAGGAGTGAACGCTGCATGGCTTGTTCCCATCTTATGACCCAAGGATCCAAGGTGTATTTTACGAACTCTAATGACTGCTGCTCAATATTTGAGAAGCTGGATTTTCAAGATTTCCCACCATATGAGGCGGAATTCGATAGAGCCTCGCTATTTCATTGATCTGAAATTTTCTGGTTTCAAGAAACTGTGCTTCTTCCGGTGGAATACCAATCTGCTGATATTTCATTCCTTCTTCAAAGACAGCAATCTTATGGGCATTGGCTGTTACTCGGTACACTTCATTCCATGAATCTCTAACCTTTTTAAGATCCTTAAGCACCCCAGTATGTTCAAGTACTCCTCCAGGATTAGCACCATTAGCAAAAAAACTTGCTCCGTATTCTTCAGTGACTATGGTCATACCCACAGCATTCTTCGCAATAGCAATTGGCGAGTACCCTACCAAACCATCAAAGCCTAGTCCTGGAATGTGAAGAACAACCTGTTTTCTTAACACCACTGAACCATAGTCCTTGAAGTTACGATTCTCATCAGAGGTTGTGGTGTAGATATATTAGATTTCTCCGTTTTTGTCTCTGCTAACTGTCATCTTGTTTGGTAGTAGCGGATACAAAGCCACCACCCGACCAGCACCATCACGGATAATCTGTGCATAGGCATTTCCCCAAATAAGCAAATGGCTCATCAATGTCTCTCGAAAGACAAAGGAACTCATCTCAGTATTAGGTTCATTGTGAAGGATAGGGTACAAATGATGGTTATACACGCGCTCCTTGCCATTTTCCTTATACCTGTACACATGCAGTGGAAGGGATGCTATCGCTTCTGCGAGAATACGAACACAGGAATATACCGCTGTGGTCTGTATGGCAGTAAATTCGTTGACTGTCTTTCCGCTTGTCGTTGGCCCAAATAGATACGTGTAATTTGAGCCAGAGTAGTAATACTTAGGCTTATCACGAGCCTTTATTAACTTTAGATAATTGGTATGATCATCTACCCACCTCCTGAAATTGAGCATGAAAAAAACACCCTATAAAGAGTGCTATAATTTCTATAATTTAATTCTGTGTTTCGTCAATATCAATATCGAAATCACTATCGTCAATGTCACTAATATCTATTACAACCTCATCGGAATCAAAAATACTCTGATCTTTACAAAAATCAATATCAGCAATCGGAAGTGATTCAAGATGTTTTTTTAGTTTATTGGTCATTGGTTTGAAGGTTATGAACGTTAATCCCCCTGATGTTACCGCACCAATAACCGGTATCATTTTAGAAACGCCACTAGCAAAAATTTTGGAACTGGGTCAAGAATGAGGGTGAAAGAACCCTCTTTATAAATGGGGAAATCCCAGACTCTCTAAACTTCTTGGCAATTATAATTATATAGCAAAAGAATCGACATTACAGTACACCTTTAGTACACCTTTGGTACGCTCTTCTGGATTGTAAGTTATAGATAAACTATTGGTCTTTCACAACAGACTCTATTCCAGGTATTCTCTATCAACTCATAAGTATCTGCAAACTCATTATCAATGACCTTTTGTATATGTTCAATTTCTTCAAGATGGTATTCAACAAGAACATATTTTAAAGCACGTACAGAATATTTAGCTGTATCCATCCAAGATACATAGTTAATTGAGAAAGGATTCTCAGTAACCACAAGCTTACCAACGTTTTCAGCACACAATATAGAGTTAGACACAAAAAGAAGAATATCTGACTTGTGCTTTGTTACAGAATAGTCATCAGAAAACATCTCTCTCAAAATAGTATATAGCTTAATTACTAAATGGATAAGAATCACGGGTATGCTCATTCCTATGAAATGATTAAAATTATAGCCATCATAATACATTCTTTTACTTAAATCTCCAACCGTGTATTTTTTTCCTTTATATGAAACGCTCCCATCTTGAACCATCTGTAATAAAGGGGTCAATGGCGCTGGAATTGAAATCTTCATTCCTGTGGGACTTGTAGCATTTACATCTGAGAGAAGATGACCAAACTCCATAATTATAGCTTCGATAAAATCTTTGCCTTCTGCTCCACTAACACTTTGTACTATCCTTCTTCCGTTTCCATCAATTGCAGTCAACTCTCCGCGCATCAAATCTTTGACTCCAAATATAAATCCAAGGAGAGGATCATGCCCTAATGATTGGAATCTATGATGTTTAGGATTTAAACCTAGTACCTCCTCAGAAATCTTACTGGTATTAGTGGAAATGTCAAATGGCACCTTGTATTTTGATTCCAATATAGATACCTTATCAGCCGGGAGTATTTTATCCCACAGCTTCTCTACTCCAGATTTTAAAACTCCTGGAGTTACATTTCCATTAGATACATCCACTTTCGTTACTAAGAATAAATCAATGAGTGCAGCAAGAGTACCTACAATACCGGCTACTGCAAAATCCCATTTATCAAGTTTGTTTATATCCTTAAATTGCTGTTGAAGCCCTAATATGTACTCATGATTATCTTCAAGTTCTTCTTTTGTGAATATTTCTTCTATGCGTACAATATCTGGGTACCTTTGTTCAGCCCTCGATTCAATGTCCTCCCAATTCTGAACAACAATCGGTTTTTTAATATCATTAATATTCGCTTTGGAGTATGGATCGATCATAGGTAAATCAATCCCGAGCTCGGTCAGAAGCTTTTCACTATTTGAAATACACTCAAAGATTTTTTCCGAATTACTATCCAATGATTCTTCAAGATTTTTCAAATCATCATCATGCATTTTTATTACTTTGTTTATAACATGATCAGATTGTTTTTTTGGGGGCTTACTCATGTTATGCAGCCTCCAAATCAGCTCGTAAATTTTTTATAACATCCTGAAGCACTATGTTTAACCTATTCAGATAATCTGCTCGCTCTGATGTTTCTTCTTCTTTCTTTGTAAGTTCATTGATTATTGCATCATGCTTTTTGAGTGCTTCTTTATAGAGCCTTTCTTTTTCTTGAAGTAGTTTTTTCTTTTTAGAATGATTTATAAACGCATAACCGCTTACTGCCGGCACGGCAACAATTGCAGCTGCAACTCCTACACCTGTCATCATACTTACCCCTAATCCTAAAGCTTTTAGGCCTGACGTAAGCCCTACAGCAGATAGACCTACATTACCGAGTCCGTATATCAACCCTCCAGCAATTATACTCCCGGCAGCTCCACCACCAACTGCACCTAGAATTTCCGGAATAGCACTATCGACAATAGTCCTCGTAGGATCTTTGACAGCTTCAGCTGCTTCATTGATAATTGATTCAACTGGTTTTAACGCATCAAGAGATTGATAATTAAAATCTTTCTTCGACATAGCTACTCATCCTTTCCATTCTTCTTCTTAAGAATTTTTGATAACCATACTGTACTTGCTGCAACTCCACCTATTGCAGCTATTGGCAATCCCAATTCAACACGAGAACTTACATATTTTTGCTAATATATTCATACTTACTGGTTTGTTATTACTTGATTTTGAAAGTGTTGATGGAGTAAATCCTGCCCCATCTCTAAGGGCAACTTTATTCATATCTTTATCTATCAATAATTTCCAAAGTTTATTGTAAGACCAGGCCATTTAAACACCTTGATGTTAGTATGAAATATTCATATGCTCAAACATATACTTTAAGTATACATTATTATACCATATTAACTATAATAATATCAGATATGTTTTACATAAATAAGGTGTATTTAAAGAACTAATAACTCATAACAAAACAATAATCCTTTATTTAACCCAATACTCCAATCCAGTCAAGTCCAAAATAGTGTGTAAAATGCCTCGGTAGTTAAATAATTTGAAATTCTTTAAAACGATATTTTTTGCACCTTGAAAAACATAAGCGT